GCACGCAAGAATTCAACACGATCATATGGGCGGTGGTGTAGGTTATTTCACTTCAGATAAGCACGTTGGTATGTCATACGCAAAGCATATGGCAAAATATCATAAGACAGATACGCCTTATCTGTATCATACAAAGCTCAAGATGCATAATGTGTTTGATGTTGACCATCATTTTCACGGCGATAAACTCAAGCACGTGTTACCGGATGAAAAGCATCACGAAGATTTCGCTAGAGGTGCTGGGCTTCTTAAGCTTGGGACTGATAAGTATGATGTGTTATCAAAGCTCAAGCACGGTCACGTGAAGCTTTCGGGGCACGATGTATTCAGAGGTCTTGAAAGAGCGCACGGCGGCACTGGTAATGCTCGTGAACATTTGATCAAAAAGGGTTATGATGGGCTTCGCTACAACGGCGGCGAGAATATGCAAACCAAGAAGCACGATGTGTATATTCCATACAAGGCTGATTCAATCCACATAAACAAAGTTTCTAGAATAGTAAAGAAGCCCAAGGAGTAAGTGTTATAGCTACTAACTTCTACTTCAACAACTTCGCAGCGAGCAATGAGCAGGGGCTTTACGAAGATCTGATCATCGAGTCGATCAAGATCTACGGCGAAGATATGTACTACATTCCTCGCGTTGTTACTAACTATGACAACCTTCTAGGCGAAGATGCTTCATCGCAATACAACCAAGCCATCCTAGTAGAACTCTACATCAAATCAATTGATGGGTTTACGGGCGATGGCAACTTTATGTCTAAGTTTGGTCTACAAATCCGCGACCAAGTTGTGTTCAGCATAGCTCAAAGAACATTCAACCAAGAAGTAGCGGTTGTGACTGATCAGGTTCGCCCAAACGAAGGCGATTTGATTTACTTCCCGCTCAACCGCAAATGTTTTCAGATTAAGTTCGTCAACAAGTTTGAGATGTTTTATCAGTTTGGAGCTTTACAGACTTGGGAGCTGACTTGTGAGCTGTTCGAATACAGCAACGAGCAGTTCAACACTGGTATCGCTGAGATTGATCAACTACAAACTAAGTTTTCTACCAACATACTTGATTATACTCTACTTGACGAAGAAGGCAACTATTTAACTGACGAAGATGGTAATTATTTGGTGACTGAGAAATACAACACAGCGACAATCAATCCAGCCGAAGAAAATGATATCATCCAACACGGTTCCGACACCTTTCCAATGGGTTCAGATGATTTCATCGACTTTACCGAAAAAGATCCTTTCTCGGAGGGAGATATCTGATGTTTTCGTCTAATCCATTTTACTTTTCGACAATCCGCAAATATATCATTTTGTTTGGGACTCTATTCAATAACATACACATTACAAGAACAGACAAAAACGGAAAGATCACTCTAGTCGAAAGAGTACCCATCACGTATGGCCCGAAGGATAAGATGCTTTCGCGCGTCTATCAAGACCCAAACATCGACAGACCAACAGCGACTTATCCTTTGCCTATGATGGCGTTCGAGATGACAGGATTTGATTACGACGGGTCAAGAAAATTACAAACAGTCAATCGTATGGCTGTTATCAATCAGGATGACAAAACTAAAAACAAATATCAATACATGCCCGTCCCCTACAATATTGGGTTTCAGTTAAACATTCTGGTTAAAAATGCAGAGGACGGGAACAAAATTGTTGAGCAAATCCTTCCCTATTTCACACCGGATTGGACAACAACAGTTCACTTGATTCCCGAAATGAACGTTACTATGGACATACCGGTTGTTTTGAACCGAGTTAATCTTGATGATGTTTACGAAGGCGATTTCAGAGAACGTAGATCATTAGTTTGGACCCTACAGTTCACGCTTAAGGGTTATCTGTATGGTCCTGTTAAGTCATCGAAGATTATCAAGTTTGCAAACACTGAATTTTTTGTAATGAAGGATGGTGAACAATCGAATACAGCTGTTGCGTTTATTCAGGTTCAACCAGGGCTTACAGCAAACGGTCAACCAACATCAAATTCTAGCCTTTCAATACCAGTTGCTGATATCGTCGCAACTGACGACTTTGGTTATGTAACTACTATTACGGAACAGGACTATGGACAGTAATGACGATAACCCTCTAAACAGAGCGTTAAATTTGGGGCCAATGGGTGAACCTGATTACAGTAAAGCAGTTTCAACTATAGTCAACACAGCAAGAAACGATTCCGCCAAAGAAGATTTCACATTCGCTCGCGCGAACGTTCGCGAGGTTGTTGAGAACGGAACCGACGCGATAGCTAAACTAGCAGTGATTGCAGATCAATCTCAAAACCCAAGAGCGTTTGAAGTTCTAGCAAAACTTATGGATACAGTTACCAACGCTTCTAAACAGTTGCTGGACATTCAACAACAAATCAGAACAATTGACAAGGCTGATGTTCCACAAGATGAAGAAGCGAAACGTTCAGTTACAAACAATTTATTTGTAGGTTCTACTGCTGAGCTACAAAAAATGTTAGCTGATATGAGAAAGAAAGACTAATTTTGTGAACGAACCTATTGAAAATTTTAAGAGTTATCTAGGCAATCCTAACCTAAAACGTGCCGGTGTAACTGTCAAATGGACCCCAGAGATGGTCCAGGAAATGATAAAATGTTCCCAGGACGTTGTTTACTTCGTACGAAAGTATATGAAGATTGTCAACGTTGATAGGGGTTTGATTCCGTTCGAACCTTATGACTATCAGGTTGAAATGCTTGAGTCTATGGCTAAAGAGCGATACAACATTATCGCTACTTCTCGTCAGGCTGGTAAATCAACAACGACCTGCGCTTTTATTCTTTGGTACATACTATTCAATGACGACAAAAACGTCGCTCTTCTCGCGAACAAAGCAGAAACCGCGAGAGAAATTCTCAGCAAGATCCAACTTGCCTATCAGCATCTACCAAAATGGATGCAGCACGGCGTTACAGAATGGAACAAGGGTTCGTTTGTACTTGAAAATAACAGCCGCGTTCTAGCTACCGCTACTTCATCTGATAACATTCGTGGTTTCTCTATCAATCTTCTGTTCATCGACGAAGCTGCCTTCATTGACAACTGGGATGAGTTCTTTACCTCAGTTTACCCTACAATTTCATCCGGTAAAACTACTCAGGTTGTTCTAGTTTCAACGCCGAACGGTCTGAACCACTTCTATGCTATTTGGCAGAACGCCCAAGAAAAGCGCAACGATTACAAACCTATTATGGTCAAATGGGATCGCGTTCCTGGTAGAGATGAAAAATGGAAACAAGGCACTTTAGCTGCTCTTAACTTCGACACAGAAAAGTTTGATCAGGAATTTAACGTTGAGTTTCTTGGTAGCTCCGGCACTCTTATTGCTGGTTGGAAACTGAAAGAGCTCGTACATCAGGTTCCAATACAAAAGAAAGATGGTCTTCATTTATACGAACAAGCTGTTAAGGATCATCCTTACGTTTGTATTGTTGACGTTTCAAGAGGCAAAGGGCTAGACTACTCGGCTTTCAGCATAATAGACGTTCAATCTATGCCTTACAGACAGGTTTGCGCGTTTAGAAACAATCTAGTTTCGCCAATCGACTACGCAGAGATCATCTTCAGGGTATGTAAGTCATACAACAACGCTGCTATCCTCGTTGAAATTAACGACATAGGCGAACAGGTCGCAAATTCTTTACATTTTGATTTTGAATATGATAACGTTCTGTTCACAGAAAGCGCAGGCAGACAGGGCAAAAGAATTACAGCTGGGTTTGGCGGGAACATAGACAAAGGCATCCGCACTACTAAATCTGTTAAATCCGTTGGTTGTTCTATCCTAAAGCTTCTCATAGAACAGAACCAGCTGATTGTTAATGATATGGAAACAATTAGCGAGTTGTCGACGTTTTCTAGAAAAGGTGTGACTTACGAAGCCGAACCAGGAAAACACGACGATATGGTTATGGGATTGGTGTTGTTTGCCTGGCTTTCTGATCAGATGTATTTCAAAGAGCTCACTTCAATAAATACGTTGGCTAGGCTCCGCGAAAAAACGGATGAAGAAATTTTACAGGACCTTACACCATTCGGCTTTTTTGATAATGGTATGACCCACGAAGAGATTGTAGAAGCTCCGAGTGTTAAAGGATGGTTGAGCGACGAGCCAGAACACGGATTTTTATAAATAATATGAAAATGCTCGACTTTACACTTTCGGAAGGAGATAACAATGGCATATCAAGTAAGTCCTGGAGTGAACATCAGTGAGATCGATCTTACCACTGTTGTCCCAGGCGTATCAACCACAACA